GAGTTGGGTGCCGACTCCTACTCGGCCCTCTGGCCGGAACGAGAGCCGGCCGTCACGACGGAACCATAAGAGCGCCAAATCGGTATCGGCCACGGCGAGTAGTTGTGTCCATAGCGCGTTAGCCATGGTCGACGACTTAAGTTTCACGCCGCCGGCCGTCACGTCGCGCAAGCCGGCCGGCCACGCGGCAACGTCGAGAATTCGATTAACCCGCTCGGCCGCCGTGTCGCCGAGCCCGGTAGCGGCCCGCTCGGGTGGGTCGAAAGCCGCTAACGCTTGGGTGGCATCGGTGGCCGATATCTCGGCGTGTGGCTGGTTACCGGGCACCCAATGGAATCCGTCGGCCGCTATGGCGCCGGTAAATGCGGCGAGCCATGCCGTGTCGCCCTCGTGGCGCCACGAGACGCGCATAGCGACTTGCGGCCCGAGGATGCCGGCCCAAGGCCCGCTCCAAGGGTCATAGGAGGCGCCATAGACAATCGCCGAGCGACGTCGCCGGGTTTCCCCATACGGCGCCGGCATCCCATCGGCCCGTGTCCCACACGGCGGCATTGGCTTGCCGGCCTATGCCGAGTTCGACCCGGTACTCGACGCCGTAATCGGTGGCCGTCATGCCGCGCGCCAACCCGGCCCGGCGGCCCGCTCAAATGCTCTGATTTGGTCGACGATTTGCCGGCCTACCTCGGCGGGAGCCACGCCGGCCGCGACAGTGACATTCACGGTGTAATGCCGGGAGCCGCCGGCCTCCTCCCGGAGCACACGCCTAAGCATCGGTTCGGGAGCGACAATCTCGGCCGAGCGGCCCTCGCCGATAAGGGCGAGAGTGGGCCGGGTGACCCACCCGCCGGCCGCGAGGGTCGGGAGATTCGGCGGGTCGAATGTCCACGAGTTGCCGCCGATGCCGGGCACCCAATCCGGGATAGGGCCGAACGTTACCGAGACGCCGTTAATGCCACGGGCTACGGAATTCCATGCGCCCTTAATGCCGTCTATGGCGCCCTTTACCCAATCAATCGCCGTGCGGAATGGTGCGGTAATCGCGTTATAGATGCCCGAGAGGGCGCCGGAAATCCAACCGACGACGGGCGCAAACATTGACGAGAACCAATCGACATAGCCTCGCACGGCGTCGATAGCCGAGCGGAAGGGCGCCGTAATGACATTCCACACGGTGCCGAGTGCCGACGAGAGCCAACCCGGAATCTTGCCGAAAAAGTCACCTAGCGACTGTAGCCAACCCTTAATGTTGTCAATGGCCGACGAGAAAAAGCCCTTAATGTTATTCCAGATATTAGAGATATTGTCGGCGAGCGACGACATAAACGACTTGATAGCCTCGACGCTCGTCGCCCATACGGCCTTAATCCAATCCCACACGGCCGTCACGGCATTGCGGAACCACTCGCATTTATTCCACAAGAGGATGATAGCGGCGACGACGAGGACGATTGCTATGACAATCCACGTTAGCGGGAATGCAAATAGCGCCGTATTAAATAGCCATTGAGCCGCCGCGGCCGCAATTGTGACGGCCTCGTAGATAGCGAGCCCGGCATTAATGAGGAGTACGGCGGCGGCGAGCCCGCCAATGATGCCGGCGAGAATCATAACGGTCGTCGAATTCTCGCTAACCCAATTCGCCAAATCCTTAAACGTGTCGGTTAGTTTCGTGACGACGGGCAATAGCGCCGTGCCGAGTACCGCTAATGTGTCTTGCCACGCGGCCTGATTCCGTTGTGCCGAGCCGGCCGCCGTGTCAGATTCTCGGGCGAACTGCCCGACGGCGCCGCCGGCTTGCTCGGTAGCCAATTCCATGACGGCTTGGGCTTTCGCCGCCGTGAGCGCCGTACCCGTGAGGCCGGATAGGCCTTTCTCGGCGAGTTTGGCATTGACCTTGGTTTGGTTGAGCGAGAGCCCGTATTTCTCGGCCGGGTCGGCCTCGCCGCGTAGGGCCGAGCCGAGAGCCTCGACGGCCTCGGCCGCCGTGCCACCGAAAGCCGCCGATAGGTCGGCACCGAGCGTAATTAAATCCTTAGTGCCGCCGAGGGCTTGGTCGGCACCTAGGCCTAGGTTTTTTAGTTGGGCACCGAGGCCGGCGGCGAGTTGCCCGTATTGGGCCTTGGAGAGCCCGACGTCTTGCGCGGCCGATTGTGCCCATTTTTTAACGACGTCGGCATTCTTGCCGAATACCGAATCTAGGGCGCCCATGCTTTGCTCGACGTCGCTAGCGGCGTTAACGGCGGCGAGCCCTACGGCGCCGATAGCGCCGGCCACGGCGGCGGCCGGGAGTGCGGCTTTCTGTATACCCGTCTTAAATGAGTCGACGCCCTTGGTTACCTTATCGAGCCCGTCGCCGGCCGAGAGGGTACGAATAATTACGTCAAGTCCAACGCTACGGCTTGCCACGGGCCTTATTCATCTCCTCATCGTATTGCGCGGCTTGCTCGGCGAGCACGGCCGCTAGGGTCGCTAGGCGTTTATCATCGGCGAACCATTCCGGCGGCACCGATTGTGTAGCGACGGCTACCGCGACGGCCGTCCATTCTCGGGAGCCGTTTTCGTAGGGTCGGCGATTACCTGCCCGTCGACGGGTTGAACCTCGATATATTCACGTTGGAATGTGTCCCAATCGCCGGCCCTCTTGCCCGTGCGCTTTAGCGCGTAATACGCGGCGCATGCGCTCCCGGTAATCGGCATATCGACGAGTTTTCCGAGGTTATTCCGAGCGAGCAACTCCTCGGCGTCTTGCATATCCCGGCCGATGGTCTGAACCTCGACGGCCTCCCAAGAATCCGAGTCGTGCTCGGCATTGCCGAAAATAACCCGGAGACGAGGAGACGAAAGGGCAATACCGCTCACGCGCCCTTCACCTTCCCTAGTTGTGTGTCTATGGCTTTCTCGTAGATATCGAGCACGGCGCCCTCGGTGTCGGCGAAAGCATCGGTTAGAAAGAGGGTCGGAGTTAGGTTGTGCGGCCCGCGTAGCCCGACACGCGGGCCGACTCCCCAATGCACGGGAGCCGCATAGACGGCTCCAAACGAGACGCTAACGGTCGTCGGCGCCGAGTCGACCCGGCGGGAGCCGGCAAGCCTGCCCGTGCGCCTAGGAGCCCGTAGCGTCGCCGCCGTGGCGACAATCTCGCCGGCTCGTCGGTTGACGTCGCTTAAGTCGTCGAGCGAGCGGGCGAACTCGCCGAGCGTGCTCGCTAGACGCTCGGCGCCCTTTACCTCGACGACTTGCTCGGCCATTATGCGGCGGCATCCTCGGCGGCGGCATCCTCGACGACGCCGTAAGTGCGGGTCGGCCGGCCGACACAATCAAACTCAAAGTCTGTCGTGATTCGGGTATTGACGTCGCCGCCTTCCTCCAATGCCTCGATAACGACACTCCCGGCCCATACCGGCGCGCCGGTAACATTTGGCGTCCAAGAGAATGCTTGTGTCGTGAGCGCATTGTCATAGCAATACGAGAGAAAACCCTCCGGGTCGTCGAAATCCTGAATCGCCGTTCCGGCGAGCACGAAAGACTCCTTTTTACCGGCCGGGATAACGTCGCCGCAAAGAGTCTCTACCGGGTCGCCGTCGTCGTCGGTCGTTGGCGTCACGCGGATATTCGTCGGCTGGCAACTAAAGTCATTGCCGGGCGCCGTGCCGAACGAAAGCACTCCCGACTTAACCCGAGATTCGGTAATCATTGCTTTGCTCCTATTCCGTGGTAATGAGGGTGAATCGGAGTGCGGGCACGCTTTGCGGGCTCGACTCGGGTTGCGCCGTGAGGTTAATTGGCTCGATGCTCTGCACTTCCCCAATCTCATTGAGGGCGAGCCATAGCGGATTTCGGAGTTGCTCGGCGGCATCCTCGGTAACGGCCGGCGAGCCGGCCGGGAGGACGACGAGCACCCACCATGTGCGCTCAAACCCGCACATGGTGAGCGGCACGTCTCGCACCCATTGGGGCCACCCATTGAGCGGGTGCAATGTGTCGGGCCGGCCGGCCTTGCCGTTAACGCCGTTCGCATTGAGCGCGGCGGCGATATCGTCGCGGGTGCTCATGCGATAGCCGTTACCCGGTAGGGCGCCTCGTGGCTCTCGACTTGTGCATCGAGCGCCGGGAGCCGGCTCGGCCCATATTCGATGCCGTCGCCGAGTAGCCCGAGAGGCACCGAGCGGGCCGCTACCTCTCGGGCTACACGACGGTAGAGGGCTTGGGATAGCGCGGCCGGGAATGCATCGGGCTCGGCCGGAATGAGGCAATAGGCGGCTTGCTTATCGCTTTCGGCGTCGAGCACTTGCCCTAGTTGGGCATCGGTAAGCACCGTCGCCGGCACGCCTATCCATTCCCGAACCTCGACTAATGTCGGCCGCGCTCCCATGAGGGGGACCCTCTACCGGCCGCGCTGGGCACTAGCGGTAACCGGCGCAACGCCCGTCGTCACCTTGCAAAGTGCGCCCGGCTCGGTAACGGCCGGAAGTGCCCGAGTCTCGGCGAGAATCAGGAGCATGTTCCGAATGAAATAGTCGGCATGCGAATCGGTGAGCATGACGGCCGTCGTGCCACGGTCAAAGAGGGTTAGGCCGTTAGCAAAGTCGCCGACATAGGCCGTTCCCGCCGGCACGGCGCCGGCCGAAATCACCTTAACTCCCCATAGGGTGCTCTGACTCTGCGGCGTGATGCCGGCCGTGCCCATAACCGAGACGTCAATAGCGGCATAATCGGCCGGGTTGAGGAGGACGGTATTCGCATTGCTATAGCCGGCACTCTGCACCGTGCCGATACCGACCCGGATACCGGCAAGCAAATCGCCGGCACCGTCGGCCGTCGGCAACGTCGCGGCCGTAAGAGCGGCGGCGGCATCGGCCTCGATCTTGCGGTAAAGGCCGCCGCGCAACTGATTCTCTACGATGCTCTGAATACGCGGGATATCCTCTAGGGCCTGCCGGGTAATAGCCTTCCAATGCGCATAGGTATTGAGGCTCGCTGTCTGCAACGTCGGCACGACGTCGGCCTCGGGCTTTAGCGCGCCCTCGGCCACAACGGCGGCGAGCGGGAAGGCGGCCGGGTATGTGTACCACTCAATAGAGCCGCTCGATACGCGCTGCTTTCCCATAGCGTCGAGTAGCGGAGTCGTCATAGTCCACGAGGCGCCCGGCGCAAAGACGAAAGGCGGCACATTGACGAAATTGGTATCAATGGCGGCCCGCTGCTCAAAGAGCGAGCCCATATCTACCCGGCCGGAGTGCCCGACTCCTCGATACTCGCCGAACTCCCGAGAGCCGACGAAAGCCTCGCCCCATCCGAGCGACTCGGCGCCACGGGTGAGGACACGGCCGACATGCACGCGCTCGGTGCTCTCCCGCTCGGCCTCAATGGTCGAGAGATTGCTCTGCAACGTCGCCCATGCCCGAGCCGATTCGGCTTGGTCCCGATGCTCGGCGATTTGCTTGTCGAGTTCGCCGCAACGCTCCTGATGCTGGGCAATAGTGCCGCGCTCGTGCTCGGTAAGGTCTCGCTCCTCGCTAGCGGCTTTTTCCGTCATGGTCGTCATCACGCCGGTAAGCGCATTGCGCTCCTCGTCTAGACGCCGGAGATAAGTAATCATGCCCGTTTCCCTTGCTCGGAATCATTAATGGATTCCGGCCGGTACTCCGAACGGTGCTAGGCCTCGACGGGCCTAGCGGCGTGTGAGTGGCGCCCGATAGCCGGCACGGTAGGCCGGCGGCCGGCGGGTTGTCTAGGGCTCGTCGACGTCGCGCACGAGACGCGCGAAATAGCCCGTTAGAGGGCTCTAGGAGGCCCACCACGGCATCATCGGCGAGCCCTCGTCGAGAACCATCGGCGCAAACGTGAGGCTCTCCTCGGCCCGGCCACGCACGGCCAGCACGGCCGCGCCCTCATAGGCCGGAATGGTGACGAGCGATACCTCTAGGAGTGCGGCCTCGACAATCTCCCGCACGCCGTCGGGAGCCCGGCGCTCCTGTAGCGGCCGAAAGCCGACGGACATACCCGGTAGGTAGCCGTCTCGGGCCTCCTCTAGTGCCTCGTCGCCGACGAGGCTCGGCCGGGCATGAAAGATGCCGACGAGGCCGGCCTCGCCGTCGTCGAATGAGCGGGAACGGGCTACGGCCCTCTCGTGGTTATGTCCTCGAAAGAGGAGCACTTTATCCGAGCGTTGCCGTAGCGACTTATTGAATGCGCCGCGCCGGATACGCTCGCCGTTAGGGTCGGGCACGAGATAACTAATCTCGTCATAGGGCGCACATACGCCGGTAATTAATCGCTCGTCCATATTGACGGCGCGAATTTCCATGGTGAGCATAATTACTCTCCTCCTACCGGCGCCGGCTCATCGGCAGGTAGTTGCGTAGTAAAACTATTCTCGAGTTCCGGTAAAGCACCGTCGGCCGGGTTAGTGGCTTGGAATGGCAACGGCGGCTTATTTTCCATTGCCCTAATCTCGTCAATGGTGAGCCACCCGCCGGCCAGAGCCACCGAATAGGCCGCATATCGGGATGCCGTGTCGCCGCGCAATGTGGCATCGGCCGCGACTTTAATCGACGTGCCCTTGGGAAATTGCGCGTCGAGCGTGCTCTCAATGCGCCTCATCCATGGCAATAGCGTGAATGTCCGTAGTTCAATCATGCGAGATTCGACGTTGGCATAGGTGCTTTGGTCGCCGGGCACGCCGAGCATGTATGGCGGCACGCCGAAAGCCAGCGCGATATCCCTAAGCGACCATTCCCTAGCCTTACCCAACTCGGCGTCAATGGGAGAGACGGTAATCGGGTGAAACTCGGTAGTGGCATTGAGCACGGCAATAGAGCGCGGCCCGCTCCCGTGCTGTTTCATCCATCGGGCCTTTAGCGTGTCGGCTTGTGGCTCGGTGAGGTTCGGCGCATTCACCTTTAGATAGCCGGCCGGCACGCCCGAGGCATAGGCGCCGCCGGCGAATGTGCGAACGGTAGCGGCGAGGCCCAAATCGGCGCCGTGACGGTCGATAACGCCCGTCCCGTGCCCACCCGAGTACGGCGGCTCGCCGCGTAGGTGCACTATCTCGCCCTCGGCGAATGGCATATCAGAGCCGGCAATGTAATACCGGCCGCCACGAATCTCGACGTCGTGCGGGTGCAATACCCACAATGGCGGCTTGGGTTGGCCGGCGGCATCCCGTACCGGCACGAATAGATAGCCGTCGCCGAACCAAAGCGCCGACACGAGCCATTGAGCCCAGAATTCGACGGCCGAGAGCCGGGCCTCGTCGACATTCTGCCCG